TTGCTTTGTTGGAAAAAGGCTCTAGTGTGATGTCTGCCATCCACAAGCGCTTGCACTATAGCCAGAAGCTAGAGTTTCAGTTGTTGGCGCAAGGTTTTGCTGACTACTTGCCTGATGAATATCCATACGATGTTCCGGGCGAAAGCCGTGCAATTAAGGCGTTGGACTTTGATGATCGCATCGATATCCTGCCCGTGTCTGATCCCAATATCTTCTCTGTTGCACAGCGTATTACGATGGCACAGACGCAGCTCCAGTTGGCACAGAGTGCTCCGCAGATGCACAACATGCATGAGGCATATCGTCGCATGTATGAAGCAATTGGTGTGCGGGATATTGATACCATTTTGAATAGTCAAAACGTTGATCAGCCAAAAGATCCAGTCAGCGAAAACTCACAGGCTTTGGATGGTACGGTGCTCAAGGCGTTTGCTGGTCAGCACCATGACGCACACATCAAGACCCACTTGCAATTCGGGATTTCCCCAATGGTTCGTGCAATGCCTAATGTGGCATCCAGTTTGATCAAGCACATCTTTGACCACATTCGCCTTAAAGCGGAAGAGGATGTTGAGGCTGAGTTGTTCACGCAATATGGGACTGACCCCGAGAAGATGGTATCCGCCTTGCAGCGCGAGGCCATGGTTGCTATAAAGGTGTCTCAGTACTACGACGAAGTCAAGAAACTACAAGATGAGATGACGGGGGCAAATGAGCAGAAGCCTGACCCCATTGTCGAATTGAAGAAGCAAGAGCTTGAGCAACGTGCGCAGAAGGATCAGGCGCAGGTTCAGGTGGATAAGATGCGCTTGCAATTGGACTCACAGCGCGAACAAAACGACGTAGCTAATGATCAAGCCCGCTTGGCAATGCAAAAAGCACTAGCGGATCAGCGTTCCAGACTCAGCTTAATGCAGATGGAGAATAAACGTGGCAATACCCCGCAATAAAACCGCAAAACAGGTCGAAAACGCCCCAAAATCAGCCAAAAGGGCTAAGAAATCGGGGCAAATGCCTGTTGAAAAAGGCAATATTTCGTACACTTATCGAAAAGACGCATTCAAAAAGGTGAAACTTGCGTAATTTTTGTGTATAGTGTGTACGTGGCCGTCGAGCAAGGCTCATTTTGTTCGCTTCATTGGAGAAATCCATGCTTGAATTTACCGAAAAGTTGTATAAAGAGCTTCGTCTACTCAAGAGGGACACCGAAGATGCAATTCTAGGTGGGCGAGTGACGGATATGTCCCAATACAGGTACTTAATGGGTCGGCTAGAAGGCTACAAATTCGTAGAAGACATGTTACAGCGTCTTCTAAAGGATTATTCTTCTGACTAAGGACCCAAAAATGCAACCTACAGCATTGGAGCAGAAATGGGCGAAGGAAGCTGCGGAGAAAGAGCCTAGTCTGCAAGACGCATACACTGGAGACGGTGGTTTAAATGCGGAAAAGCTAGACGAATCTGTTTTAGAGCGCATACCTAAGCCCACTGGATGGCGAATTATTATTTTGCCGTATCGTGGAGCCGCTAAATCCAAAGGCGGTATTGCTTTAGCCGATCAAACCATTGAACGACAGCAGTTGACAACAACTTGCGGCTACGTTCTTCGAGTTGGCCCCCTTGCATATGCCGATCAAAGCAAGTTCCCGGAGGGACCTTGGTGCAAGGAAGGCGATTGGATCATCTTTGGACGCTACGCAGGCGCCCGGATGAGCATCGATGGTGGAGAAATCCGAATCTTAAATGATGACGAAATTCTCGCCACTATTCGCGACCCAGAAGACATTCTGCACATGTGAGGTAAGTTATGAATACAGTACCAGACGATCAGTTGGAATTTAACCTTGGCGAAGAGGAGTCGGAAACAGAGGTTTCTGTAGAATCTGCGGCTGAGGAGCACGAAGGGGCAGCGGAACAGGCTGTCGAACAAGAAGTTCCCCAAAAACAGGCTCAAAAAGAAGAGCTAGACACAGTCAATGATGCGGTTCAAAAGCGTATTGCCAAGCTAACTGCGCGTATGCGTGAAGCTGAGCGCCGTGAGCAAGCAGCTCTGGAGTACGCTAAAGGCTTGCAGACGCAAGCCCAAACACTTCAGCAAAAGCTGGTCAGCACTGATTACAGCCGCCTAAATGAGACCAAAACTCGTTTAGAGACCCAACAGCAGACGTTGAAAGCTATTATCCGTAAAGCCCGCGAAGAGGGGGATATTGATACGGAGACAGAGGCACAGCAGCGTTTGGCCGATTTAGGGTATGAGCAGCGTCAAGTTGCGGCATATCTACAACAGCAGGAAGAAGCAAGAGAGCGCCATGCTCAAGCGCCGCAGCCTGTCCAACAGCAACAACCCCAAGTAGCTCCCCAGCCGCCTCGTCCGAGCCCCCGGGCCGAACAGTGGGCGTCTGAGAATCCTTGGTTTGGTCAAGATCGAACACTTACGTATGCGGCATGGGGTATCCATCAGTCGCTAGTCGAAGAAGAAGGTATTGACCCGAACACAGAGGACTACTATACTGAACTGGACCGAAGACTTCGTGATGAGTTCCCGAAGCGCTTCGCCAGCCAACAGGCTGAACAACCAGTTACCAGACAACAGCGCTCCGCGTCCGCTGTTGCACCTGCCTCCCGGAGTTCCGGGGTTACAAGTACGCGCCGTTCTGTCCGGCTGTCGCCGAGTCAGGTTGCCATAGCTAAAAAGCTCGGCGTTCCTTTAGAGGAATACGCCAAATTTGTAAAGGAGTGATCACATGAGCGATCAAAAAGTAACTATCGACCGGGCCCCTCGCGCTAGCCGTGAGAAGGAAGTTCGTCGCAAGCCATGGACACCCCCTTCGCGCCTAGATGCCCCTCCGGCCCCGGAAGGGTTTCACCATCGTTGGATTCGTGCAGAAATCAACGGTTTTGAGGATAAACAGCACGTATATGGCCGTTTGCGTGAGGGCTACGAGTTAGTCCGAAACGAAGATTTGCCACCAGAATACCGCGACACAATGCCAACTATGGATGATGGCAAACATGCTGGCGTGGTATCTGTTGGAGGCTTATTGCTTGCACGTATTCCTAACGAGACCCGAGATGAGCGTAATGCGCACTACCACCGTAAGTCGCAAGAGCAAATGAGTGCTGTGGATAACGAACTGATGCGTGAGAACGCGCACAACTCAATGCGGATTCAAGCTCCAGAACGGAGCTCCCGCACAACTTTTGGAAGCCGCTAACGCGGTATATCTTGTGACCTTATAGGAGTCTCAAATGGCAAACGTCGATAAAGCCTTTGGTCTGCGTCCTGTGGGTAATTTGACCGGACGTGTTTCCGGAGGCCAATATGGCTATCAAATTGCTGACAACCAGTCCGGGGCAATTTTCCAAGGCGATCTCGTCACCATCTATGATGGTTACGTTATCAAGTATGATCCCGCCTCTCACGCCACTGCTGTTGGTGTGTTCAATGGCTGTTTCTATATTGACCCAACATCGGGCAAGCCCACATACAAGAACTACTACCCCGGTAGCGTGAACATCACCGCTGGTACTATCCAAGCTGATGTGATCGATGATCCCAACCAGTTGTTCGTGGTTCAGGCCGATGATTCAGTTACTCAAGCCAACATTGGTAAGAATGCTGATAACACAACCACCGCTGGTAGCACCGTTACAGGTGTTTCTGGTGAAGAGTTGGATGCGTCTAGCATTGCTAAGACCGCTGCACTGACATTGAAAATTGTTGGTGTTGAAGCTGTCCCCGGCAATGATTTGGGCAGTGCCAACGTGGACGTGATCGTCAAGATCAATCAACATATGTACGGCAACGTTACTGCCGGTGAGGGAGCATAATCATGGCGATTTCACGCGCACAACTCGTAAAAGAACTGGAGCCGGGCCTGAACGCTCTCTTTGGTATGGAATACAGCCGCTATGAAAACGAGCATGCTGAAATCTTCGCAACTGAGTCATCTGACCGTGCGTTCGAAGAAGAGGTTATGCTGACTGGTTTCGGCGCTGCTCCTACCAAGACTGAAGGCGCTGGCGTGTCATATGATTCTGCACAAGAGTCATTCACCGCTCGTTACAGCCACGAAACCATTGCAATGGCGTTTGCGCTGACCGAAGAGGCCATCGAGGACAACCTTTATGACCGTTTGGCATCACGCTACACCAAGGCATTGGCTCGTTCAATGGCCCACACTAAGCAGGTCAAAGCAGCTTCTGTTTTGAACAACGCTTTCAACACATCAGGCGCCTACAACGGCGGCGACGGTGTTTCACTGTGTAACAGTGCTCACCCCACCGCATTGGCTGCTTCGTTCGCCAACACGCCCACCGTGGCTGCTGACCTGAACGAAACATCTTTGGAGCAGGGTATCATTGATATCGCAGGCTTCACCGATGAGCGTGGTTTGAAAGTGGCTGTGCAGGCTCGTAAGTTGGTTATTCCTAAGGAACTGCAGTTCACTGCAGAGCGCCTGATGAAGTCAACTCTGCGTACTGCAACTGCTGATAACGACATCAACGCCATTAAGTCAATGGGCATGGTGCCGGAAGGCTATGCTGTCAACCACTTCTTGACCGACGTGGACGCTTGGTTCTTGATGACCGACGCCCCCAACGGCCTGAAGATGTTCCAACGTTCTGGTATCAAGACTGCCTTCGAAGGCGACTTTGACACCGGTAACGTTCGTTACAAGGCTCGTGAGCGCTACAGCTTCGGCTGGAGCGATCCCCGTGGTATCTACGGCTCACAAGGCGCGTAAGACAGGAAAACCAACACGGTTTTCAGGGGGCTTCGGCCCCCTTTTTCTTTTTCCGCCTCTTCTGTTTTCGCTGTTGGTCTTCTTCGTAGTGGTGGATGCGGTGGCAGTTGGCGCACAGTGCCACGCACTTTTTAGTTTCTTCATACGCCGCAGCATACCTACCGCGCTGGACTAGCCTATGTACGTTGTCGGTTTTTGTGTCAGGGTTTACGTGGTGGAAATCTATTGCTGCGGGATGGCTAAACCCGCACACGAGGCAGGATAGAGAAGCCTTGAACTCATTCCATTTAATTTTATTTCGGCGGTTTACAGCTTTTACACGGGCT